TGAGGAGGTGCCCGGAGATGCCTTACATCTGTATGAACTGCGGCAAGCAGTTTGAGACCCCCGCTGTCGAGGTGGACACGCACAGCCTGCCTTTCTTCTGCGAAAAGCATCGAGTGTCTCCTTGTTGCCGAGACACCTTTGTGGAAACAATGGCCTGCGCCTCCTGCGACGCTGAAATCGGCAAAGGCACGGACTATCACGGTCTGTGCCGCAAGTGTGCCGAACAGACGGTGGAACGCCTACGCTACTTCCTCTACAACGAGTTCACTGAGGCCGAGAGACAGGTGCTGAACGATGCCTTTGACGGCGTTGCACTTACTGACCCCGACGAAGCGAAGGTGATGGGATGAGTCCCGAGGTTTGGAAGGACATTCCGGGGTACGAAGGCCGCTATCAAGTAAGCGACCAAGGCCGGGTCAGGAGTCTGGATAGGAGATGCGCGGCGACCTCGAAAAGAGGGAAGGTGTTTTATCGGTGGCATCCCGGACGGGTCTTGTCTCCGGGTAAAAACACCAGTGAAGTCCCGTATCAATACGTCACGCTCCACCCAGAGAAGCAAAACTTCCTCGTCCATCGTTTGGTCTTGTTGGCTTTTGTAGGCCCCTGCCCGCTCGGTATGGAGGCGAGGCATCTGGATTGTGACTATCAAAACAATAGCCTTTCCAATCTCACCTACGGAACGCACATGGAGAACATGGCCGACAGTCTTGTGGCGGGTCATACCACGAGGAAGCTCACTCCTCGTCAGGTGCGTGAGATCCGTGCCCGCATAGCATCCGGTGAACCCAACCTGCGGATTTGCAAAGACTACGGGGTTTCCGACGTGGTCATATCAAACATTAAACTCGGGAGGACGTATCGTGAAATTCTTGACATTTGACTACGAGACCTACTCCTCCGCCGACATTAAGAAGGTGGGCGCGTATAAATACATCGAGTCCCCGGACTTTCAGGTGCTCCTGTTGGCCTATGCCTTCGACGATGAACCCGTGAAGGTGGTTGATCTTGTGTCTGGCGAGCCTTGGCCCTCGGAGTTCCTCGGCGCCCTCTCAAACCCTAATGTGAGGAAGGGAGGGTGGAATTGTGCCTTTGAGAGAGAGGTGACCCGCCGTGCTTTGGGTATCTACTTGGACCCCGCCCAGTGTGAGGACACCATGATCCTCGCCGCCCAGTGTGGCCTACCCATGAGTCTGGCTGGGGCGAGTGAGGCTCTGGGTCTCGGAGAGGACCAAGCCAAGATGAAGGAGGGCAAGGCTCTCATCCGCTACTTCTGCCAGCCCTGCAAGCCATCCAAGTCCAACGGTCAGCGAACCCGTAACCTGCCAGAGCACGCCCCTGAGAAGTGGACCACCTTCAAGCAGTACAACGGGCAGGATGTGGTAGCCGAGCGTACCATCCGAAATATGCTCCTGCGGTGGAAGCCCTCCGGCATTGAGCATGACTTCTGGGCTCTGGATGCTCGCATCAACGACCGCGGCGTCCGCATCGACAGACAGCTGGCTCTCAATGCTATGGCCATGGACCAGAAGTACAAGGCAGAGCTGACCGAGCAGGCCGTCGCCATCACCGGGCTGGAGAACCCCAAGAGCGTCAGCCAGATCAAGACATGGCTCTATGACCAAGAGGGCAAGGAGTTCCCCTCCCTCAACAAAAAGGTTATCGCTGATGTGGTTTCCCAACTGGAGTCGGAAAAAGCTAAGAAGTTTATGGCTATTCGTACCGAATTGTCCAAATCTTCTACCGCCAAGTACGACGCCATGGTCCGCTCTCAGTGTGATGACGGCACGGTGAAGGGGTGCTTCCTGTTCTACGGAGCCTCCCGCACCGGGCGGTTTGCCGGCAGACTGGTGCAATTCCAGAATTTGCCCCAGAACCACATGCCCGACCTCGCACAGGCCCGACACCTTGTGTACGAAGGCCACTACACTGCTCTGAAGCTCCTGCATGACGGCGTCTCCGGACCGCTCAGCGAGCTTATCCGCACCGCAATCGTCCCTGAACCCGGTCATGTGCTGCTGGTCTCCGACTTTGCGGCCATCGAGGCACGAGTCACGGCGTGGTTTGCGGGCGAGGAGTGGCGGCTGGAGGTGTTCCGAAACGGCGGCGACATCTACTGTGCATCGGCCTCTCAGATGTTCCATGTGCCGGTCGAAAAGCACGGTGCCAATAGCCATCTGCGTCAGAAGGGCAAGGTGGCGGAGCTGGCACTGGGTTATGGCGGAGGCGTGAAAGCGCTGGAGGCCTTTGGCGCCGACAAGATGGGCATGACCCAAGCCGAGATGCAGGAGACGGTTGACCTGTGGAGAGAGTCCAGCCCCAAGGTGGTCGCTCTGTGGAAGGACTTGGAGAGGGCGGCCATCCGAGCAACGGCCCGTCAGACTACTGCGATCTCCGAGATGGCCGGCATCCGCTTCGATTACGAGCAGGGCATCTTGTGGATGACTCTCCCCAGCGGACGGCGCATCGCTTACTTCGGAGCCCAGTATGGCCCTGATCGGTATGACCCCAACAAGAAGTCCCTCTCCTACATGGGCACCGATCAGCACACCAAGAAGTGGACTCGGCTTAGCACGTGGGGCGGCAAGCTCACCGAGAACCTCGTTCAGGCCACCGCACGCGACTGCCTCCGTGAGTCCATGATGGCTCTGGACGCAGAGGGCTACGACATTCGGGCACACGTGCATGACGAGGTCATCGTCACGGAACCAGTGAATGGCCGTAGTGTGGACGAGATGTCCGCCGTCATGGGCCGACCCATCCCTTGGGCACCCGGCCTACCCCTGAGAGCCGACGGTTATGAGTGTCCGTTCTATCAGAAGGACTGAGGTATCGCTATGAAAAAGAACCCCCTGCTCCTTCAACTGGAGCTGAAACACCAAGCCGAGCTGGCGGCTGTTCGGCTGACCACTCGGCAGGAGATGGCGGAGATGTCCGCCATGGCCCTCAACCGTGCCTTCGGGTTCGGCCCCGAGCGGAACAAGAAGTTCATCGACACCCTGAATGAGGTGATCCATGAGACCATCGACCGCTCGGAGTCCGACACCCGAGACCGGGAGTACACCGAGGAGAAATATGAACAGGAGTTCCGGCGTGTGACCGGCCGCTACTACGTGGATCGTGCCACGCGATACTCCTTGACCGAGAAGAAAGGATAGAGAACAATGGCAATTCTTGTCGCTTGCGAGGAGAGTCAGGCAGTCACAAAGGAACTCCGCCGTCGTGGTTACGAAGCCTACAGCTGTGACCTGCTCGAGTGCAGCGGTGGACACCCTGAGTGGCACATTATGCAGGATGTACTCCCTCTTTTGAACGGGAATTGCTCCTTCCGAGATGCTCGGGGGGGCAACACGAGGTATCGGGAAAGTGGGATATGATCTACTTTTTCCCACCGTGTACCTTCCTTACAAATACCGGAAATCGTTGGTTTAACGTCGATTTGTACGGCGAAAAAGCAACCCAGCGGTACATAGATCGGGTGGCCGCAGCAGAGTTTTTTATGGCCGGCTGGAACGCTGACTGCGATCGAGTGGTCATCGAGAACCCCATTGGGTATATGAGCACGTATTTCCGGAAGCCCGATCAAATCATCCACCCGTACTACTTCGCCGAAAACGAGGGCGACGAAAACTGCGAAAGAAAGGCGACTTGCCTCTGGTTCAGGGGCGTGAAACCTCTGAAGTATGAGGTACGGTTTTCTCCGCGGGTCATCCAATATAAAAACGGCAAGGGCACGGACAGCCCGTGGCACATGGAGACCATGAAATTGCCGCCCGACGAAAGAGCCCGGGCTCGAAGCAAGACGTTTCCCGGCGTCGCCAAAGCCCTTGCTGACATGGCGGACGAGGCTCTACGGGAATAAAGAAGAAAGGATAGAGAACAATGAACGAGTTTGACTACGATGTGAAACAGAAAAAGAACATCGCTCACGGAGCCTTCGCTCGTAAGCGTGGCTCCAAGAGCAAGAAGTGTACCCTCCCAAGTGACCTGCTCACCGACGCTCAGAAGCGCAAGCTCAACGGCCCCTGCGCATCGGTTAAGCTGGGCGCGCCCATGACCTGGGGCGCCTTCCTCAAGCTGACCCCCAGTCTCGCTGAGGAGTACCTGAAGGACCTGCGGGACAGCTATGACGTGACCCAGCAGATGCTGGCGCAGATGTTCTGTGTCCACTTCGCCACGGTCGGCAGGGTCATGGCTGAACGGGGCCTGTCGGACCTGTTCCCCAAAACGCGCACCACCAAGGAGAAGGCCGCGCTCCGTCAGGCCAAGTGGGATGCCTTCTGTCACGGTGTCGTCGGCGGCGGCTCCAATTCGATCATCGAGGACGCAAATGATCAAATTGAAACCGAAAATGATGAAGTTGAAAGCCCCACGGAGGTGGAGATCGCCCACGGTGACCCCGAGATCCCTGTGTGCACCGAGGCTCCTAAGCCCGACCCGGTTCATGCCACCACCCTGTGTGCTTCGTTCAATGGCTTCCCCGATCTGGCTACTCTGGAGTCCTTCTACCGGCTGGTCGGTGCCGACAAGGTCAGGGTGACCATCAGCGTGGAGGTGATGGATCATGCGTGAAATCCTGTTCCGTGGTAAGCGGGTTGACAATGGGGAGTGGGTCGAGGGTTGTTACAGCCACGAAAAGGTGGGTGATTATTTCACAGCTGTGTTCATCACCGAGCCACTTACGGATGGAGTATTTGCTCGCCACAGAGTTGACCCATCCACCGTAGGACTGATCCCGCCCCCGCCGGTTTCAGCACGGACCGCGACACAGATTTTGATTTTTTTGATGTCACGGTCATTGGAAACATCCACGACAACCCCGAACTGCTGAAGCAAGGTGATGCCGATGGAGTTTAAGCCTATGCGCCACCAGCAGTTGGCCTATCGGTTCGCAAGAGATAAAAAGCGAGTGGGCCTGATGCTGGACATGGGCCTCGGTAAAACCATCGTCACCCTATCTATCCTCGCCGACCACCTGTGGGATGACTTCACGGTGAAGCGGGCTCTGGTCATCGCCCCTAAGAACGTAGCAGAGAATGTCTGGGCACAGGAATGCACGAAGTGGGATCACACTTCCTCCATCAAGTGTTCCATCATCACGGGCACTGCCGCTCAGCGCCGCAAGGCACTCCACGCGGACGCCCACCTGTACATCATCAACCGGGAGAACGTGGTCTGGCTTTTGGACGAGCTCAATGGAGTGCTGCCCTTCGACATGGTCATCCTCGACGAGCTGTCCAGTTTCAAGAACCACACCTCCAAGCGGTGGAAGGCTCTGCGTAAGGCCATCCAAGAGGTGACCTACGTGGTCGGCCTCACCGGCACCCCTGCTCCCAACGGTTATCTGGACCTCTGGGCTCAGATCTTCCTTTTGGACGGGGGTCAGAGACTCGGGCGGCGGATTACGGAGTATCGGGAGAGGTACTTCAAACCCGGCGCTCACAAGGGCCACATCGTCTACGAGTGGAAGCTCCGCATGGGTGCCAAGGAGACCATCGACCGAGCCCTGCGAGACATGTGCCTCAGCATGAGTGGTGCCGACTGGTTGGACCTGCCGCCTATCATCTACAACACCATCCCGGTGTCCATGGACAAGAAGGCTCGGGAGACCTACGACAAGCTCAAGAAGGAGAAGGTCATCCCCTTACTCCAGAAGGCCGGTGACTTCGAGCAGCTGGACCCCTACAAGGACGAGGATCTGGAGAAGATGACCTCCGTCATTCAGGGGGATACCGCCGCCGCCATCGCCGGCAAGCTGCTCCAGATGGCCAACGGCGCCGTGTATGACGATGGTCGGAATGTAGTGCCCATCCACGAGGTCAAGTTGGACGCACTGGCGGAAATCGTAGACACCAACCCCGACGAGAACCTGCTGGTGTTCTACAACTACCAGCACGACAAGGAGCGTATCCTTGCCCGCTTACCCAAGGCTCGGGAGTTCACCGGGCCCCAAGACGTGGAGGACTGGAACAAAGGTAAAGTTCCGATCCTCCTGTGTCACCCGGCCAGCTGTGGCCACGGTCTGAACCTGCAACACGGCGGCCACATTATCGTCTGGTACGGCCTTACCTACTCCCTCGAGCTGTACGCCCAAGCAAACGCTCGTCTCCCGAGGCCCGGCCAGAAGCAAAGCGTCATCATTCACCACATTGTCTGCCGGGACACTTTGGACGAGCAGGTCATGGCGGCGTTGCATAGGAAGAACGAAACCCAGAACGGGCTGTTGGAGGCATTGAAGGGGTACCTGAAAAAGGAGGACACCGAATGAGTACGTATAGCGTTTACCAGTTGATAAGTCCTGACGGACTCGTGTACGTAGGAGCGACCCGGCAGGCCCCTTCTCGGCGGTGGCACGCTGGGGCCGCTTACCGAAATAACCCGAGGCTCTGGGCTGACATCCAGAAGTACGGCTGGCACAGCTTCGATAGCGTTGTTGTGGAAACCGGCCTTTCCGAAGCTGACGCGCACAAATTGGAGGCTCTACTTATCCACGAACACAACAGTACGAGCCCTGAGTGTGGGTACAACAGAGCGTCTGGTATCGGTCGCACCGGTTGTCCTGCTTCGGAAGATACCAAGCAACTCATCAGTCAGGCTCTGCTCGGTAAGCGAAAGGGCGTTCCTCACTCCGCGGAACACTGTGAGAATATCAGCCGCGCACTCGTCGGGCATTCCTGCTCCGAGGAGACAAGAGCGAAACTCCGCGACTGTCTTGGAGACCGTATGAATACCGCCGAGGCAAGAGAGAAGCAACGGCAGAACACCCCACGCGGCGCGCAGCACCACAAGGCCAAACAAGTCCTGTGCGTAGGCCCCAATGAAAAGTTTTTGACAATCGCAGAGGCCGCCGGCAAAACAGGCGTGTCTCGCAACGGAATAGCCCGCTGTTGCTCTGGCAAACAGAAAACCGCAGGCGGATATAAATGGAGGTTTGTTACATGAACACTGAAAATACTGAACACGCTGTCCCCACCGCCTTAGTCCCCCACCCCTCTTGGAGTAAGCAGGCGGAGTGCAAGCGCCCTACAAACGACATGGTCAACCATCCCAGCCACTATACGCAGGGTGGCATCGAGTGCATCGATGCCCTGACCGCTATGGTCACACCCTATAAGGACACCGTGGCGGCGACCCTCGCATGGCAGGTGGTTAAGTACATCTGGCGCCACCCCTTTAAGTTCAACACGGTGGAGGATCTGAAAAAGGCCCAGTTCTACCTGAACCGCCTCATCGCCCACTGGGAGAAGAAGGTGCCGAAAGATGGACACTCTTGAGTTTGATCGCCGTCTGGAGCAGGCCGCTCGGCACAACGGACTGGACGGCGCCGTGGACCTCTGTCAAGAGGAATGCGCTGAGCTCGTGCAGGCCCTGTCCAAGTGGCGCCGGGCACACCGCAAAGGCGACCTTCGGGACAAGCACAATGCCAAGATAGATGTGCAGGAGGAGCTGGCCGATGTTCTGGTCACCGTGACTCAGCTCATCTACCTCATGGATAACAGCACCGCAGTCCGCCGCAACGCGGAGGAGAAACTACGCCGCACGTTTGAGAGGGAGGGGCTGAAGTTGGATGATACACGATGAGCTGACCGATTTCCTGACCGGAGTCGAGGACGCACACACCCGATACCTGCGCTGTGAAGAAAAGGCCAAGGAGCTTCTGGAACGCTGTGAGAATATCACCGCCCAGTGGAGTCCGGCGCCCGGAGGCTCCGGAGACCTGCACAAGGACGCCACCCTGATCGCCTACGCCCAGAAAACGGCGGAGGCAGACTGGTGGAAGCAGGAGTGGGCTCGCCGAGAGTCCGAGGTGGAGCAGTTCCTCAACCTCATCCACAACCGGGTGTACCGAGTCATCCTCCAGCTCCGGCACGTGGATCTGCTGGAGTGGCCGCAGGTCATGGAACGACTGCCCAAGTACAAAATCTTTTACGGTGAGCGCCATGTCCACCGCCTCCACGGAGATGCGCTGGAGGAGGCTCGGGCCATCTGGCGTGCCGAACAACTGAGTAAGGAGAATGAATAATGGACCATAGAAAAATCATTGAAGAACTCTCGGATGAGTGGGGTCTGGCCGACTCTGAGCTTCGGCTTGCGGCGGCGACTTCCATCCGGGAGCTGTTGGAGCAGAAGATGAAGCTCACCTCCGAGCTGACCCTCGCTAAGAGGTGTCTGGCGGAGAACGAGGAGGCCTACAACCAGCTTCTCGATACCCTCGACGAGAGTAAGGCAGAGGCCGAGATGTATCGTAGCGAGCTCCTGCACCGGAGCTGGTTCCCCTTCATTCCGGGTATGAAGCTAAACAAAAGCGTCGAAGACCCCAACACCAAGTACCTCGACCTCCCCGATGGCCCGAGACTGGTGTTCCATAAGGGCGTGTACACCGGCTATGTAGCGGAGGTGGACGAATGATGAGCGATGACGCCCCTCTGGGCATTGACTTTTCCGGGGACATTTATGAAGCAGTCCGGGCGCATCTGGCGAAGGTGGCTGCCTCTGCGCTCGACGCTCAAGTCCGCGAGGTCCGAAAGGCTTTAGAAGCGGATGCCGTAAGGTGTGTTGACCGCATCGTCCGTGGATTGCAGGTCGTGTAGGAGAAGCACCCGACCCGTGCCGGAGCCATCGAGGTCCGGATCAATCTCAGCCTATCAAAGGAGGACTCCGAAAAATGAAAACAAAAATCCTGAAAATCACCGGCTCTTGGCAGGACGTGGTAGACGACTGCCGAGCCACCGTGGGTAAGGAGAGTCTGGGTCACGAGCCCAGCTCCTCCTTCAAGAAGAAAATCCTCATCGCCGAGCACAGCCCCATCCGCAACCTGCGTGTGCGGTGGATCTGGGCCTCCATTAAGTCGTGGATCGCCACTCACTGGGTGCGTCATAAGTGGGAGTGCTTCGTCCGCACCCAGCGTACCGACCGCACAGGCGTTGACCGAAACAAGCTCCCCCAGGATGCGCTGGTCACCTTCACCGGTCTGGCCAACCCGCACGAGACCATCGACACGTGGAGGAAGCGACTGTGCTATCAGGCCAGCCCCGAGACCCGCGAGTACGCCGAGGACTTCAAGCGGGTCTTGCATGGCATCCAGCCCGAGTGGTCTGACGTGCTGGTTCCCCACTGTGTCTATCGCGGCGGCTGTCCCGAGATGCAGACCTGCGGCTTTTGGAAGCGCCTGTGTCTGGAGGCCGACGGCGATATGCACACGGACGACATCCAAGCCCGGTATGACTACTACAACGAGGTGTTTTGGGGCCACAAGGATAAAGAGAGAAAGGGTGAGTCGGATGCTTGATTGTACCCCCGTATGCAATAAGTGCGGCAAGGTCGCTCCTGTCGACGAGAAGATGTCGACCCCAGAGTGGGTAGTCCACCGTGTAAAAGAGCCCTGCGAGTGTGGCGGTAAGTTCCTTGCCAAGTTCATGGTGGAGAACACCGGAAAGGCGGTTCTCGATGAGATGTAAATACGACGGCTCCGGTGTCTGGGATGGCCGATGCACCGGCACCAAGGAGCTGGACTTCTGCCCCGGCTACGATAAGTGCAGTCGCTACACTCCTGAGTACAAGGACAAGCTGTCAGCCCTCGAGTACATGGAGAAGCAACTCCAGAAGCACCGGCTGAACTACGAGCGTGAGAAGGCCCGCGGTGTGCCGGAGCAGATGATCCAGAACATCCTCGCCAAGATCGGCTACTACGCCGACGCGGTACAGGCTTTGGGAGGTACACCATGAGTGAGTATATCGAGCGTGGGGCGGTGCTTACCGTTCTGTGCAGAGTTTGTTCCACAGGAGGGCAATGTGAGAAAAAATGTGTGGACTACAAAGAAATGACCGACCTCCCCGCCGCCGATGTGGTGGAGGTTAAGCACGGGCGGTGGGAGAAATACATTCCTACTTTTGGCGTGGGCGATTTTATAAAGTGTTCTGTGTGCGATAGGAGTAGAGTAAACAATTTGACGGAAAGAACACCGTACTGCCCCAACTGCGGAGCGAAGATGGATGGTGAAGTATGATGGACATTTGCGACACCTGTGCATTTGAGGACGCTTGTCCGAGTGCACACTTTCACCCAACGGGGCGTAATGTCTGTGCAGACTATAAGACCATCTTAAAGGACGGAGGTGCTGACAAATGAAACGGAAGATAATCACCTGCGACCTCTGTGGTAAGGACATCACGGATGCTAAAGAACGGTATCGCTTCAAGCACTACGAGAGCACCTATGCCAACTTTGACAACTTTGAGTGGGCGAAGTGGGAGAGGCGCGATATGTGCCACGATTGCTACTTCGGCTTGCTGTGCTTCGTGGACAAAAGGCGGAAGGAGGGTGCCGACAATGGCTGACTTGAAACCGTGTCCGTTTTGCGGAAGCACAAAGGTGGGCGTTCGGTGCAAGAGCCGTCTTGCAGGATGGACAGGCATTGATGCGAGGGTTGAAGTAGAAACCTACTCTGTCCGTTGTAATGCCTGCCATGCCCGTGGTGCTACCGTGAGCGGCAAGGTCATTACATCCCACAAACAACTGTACATCAACCGTATTGAAGTCCCGAAGATCCGCGTTGAGCCACACGAGGTGGTCACCCTCGGTGAGCTGACGAAAATTCCCTACACACATGAGCTCGACCCGGATTACGAGCTACTTTTGGAACGCTACCGGAACATGCTCCGGGATCGCCTCGTATATCAGCTCGGGGCTTACATCAATTACGAGGGCCAGAGAACAGCGTGGGGCGATATAGAGATGAGAGCCACACTTAGAGTTTTGCAAAGGAAGTGAAATCATGACCAAAGTAATCGCAATCGACTTTGACGGTACCCTGTGTACCAACGCCTACCCCGAGGTGGGCGAGCCTCAGTGGGGAGTAATCCTCGCTGCTGTTGAGGAACTGAGGCGGGGAACCAAGATCATCCTGTGGACCTGCCGTACCGGTAAGGAGCTGGAGGAGGCCGTGGCCGCGGCGAAGGGGTGGGGCCTGACCTTCGATGCCGTGAATGAGAACCTGCCCGAGCGCATCGAGATGTTCGGCAACGACCCTCGGAAAATCGGTGCCGACGAATACTGGGACGACCGGGCTGTGGCGTTGAGCGATATTCCCGGTATTGCTTTCAGTGAACGGTTCAGAAACAAGCTGCTGTACGGTGTGGCCTGCACCGACGCTGAATTGGAGGTGATGACCCATGAAAATCCCTAAGAGTATCCGCATCCAAGGTGTTGAGTACGAGGTACAGGATAACTGCCCCAGCCTGAACGACGGAGAACAGATGCTGTACGGCAACATCAGCTACCCTGACCCGGTTATCCGTATCTCCGATGTAACCACCGGACACGAGATGAAATGCCTGACCCTCTGGCATGAAATCCTCCACGGCATCCGCTACGCCAACGGGCTGGAGATCGAGAACGAGGAGGCCGTTGTGGAGATGTTCGCCCGTGGCATCTATCAGGTGCTCCAAGACAACGGCGGCCGGCTGTTCGATTTGAAGGAGACGCTGACGGAGTGAGTACTTACACCGTATACAGGCACACGTCCCCGGCAGGGAAGGTCTACATAGGCATCACCTCCAAAAAGCCAGAGAGACGGTGGGACAACGGAAAAGGGTATCGGGACTGCCCACACATGGCTCGGGCGGTGGCCAAGCACGGCTGGGAGAACTTCACTCACGACATCATCGCAGAGGGCGTCACCAAAGAGGAAGCCGAGGCCATGGAGGTCAGACTGATAGCGGAGTTCCGTAGTAACAACGGCGACTTTGGGTACAATGCGGACAACGGTGGGAGCGCCCCCGGCAGAACGTCAGAGGCAACCCGGCAAAAGATGAGTGCATCCCGCATGGGTCATCCCACTTCAGATGAGACTCGGCGTAAGATCAGCGCCGCCCACACAGGGGTTCCTCTGTCACCGGAACATTTGGAGTCTGTTCGCCGTGCCAGCGCTTTGCGCCGCGGCGTCCCTCTGCCGGAAGAGACACGCAGGAAAATCAGCGAAGCCAATAAGGGCCGGGTAAAGTCGGCAGAAGAATGTCGCCGCATCAGCGAGGCCCACCGGGGAAAGATTTTCCTTTCCGAAGCGACCCGACAAAAAATCAGCGAGACCAAAAAGAATAGCCCCTCGACACCACGAGGAGCGAACAATCCTAAATCCCGAGCCGTCGTCTGCGTGGAAACCGGAGAGCTATTCGAGTGCATCCGAGCCGGGGCTGACGCAAAGGGGATCAATACCGCACACAACATCGGGAGGAGCTGTAGGCGCGGAGACCGGTGTGGCGGATTTCATTGGAGGTATTATGAAGATAGCAACAGCTCGAACTAAGACATCCAAGAGGTGGCGCACCTGTGAGATTTCTTGGGAGGCGTTCTTGGATAGTCTCCGAACACCGATGCGGACTGCGGAGACCATGCGTGAATACAAGGCAATGGCCAAATCGGAGCGAGACCGTGTCAAAGAGTCCGCTGGCGGTTTCGTGGGTGGTGCTTTGACCTGCGGACAGCGTAAGACAGAGTTTGTGAAGGAACGATGGATGATTACTCTGGACGCAGACGACGCAGTGCCCAAGCAATGGGAAAAGGTAGTGGCGCTTCTGGACTTCAGGATGTGCTGCTACCCCACCCACTCCTCCACCGAGGATCAGCCTCGACTGCGGTGGGTCATTCCCACGGACCGAGCCATGACCCCGGATGAGTACCCAGCAGTGTCACGCTTGGTGGCAAGCTGGATCGGCATTGAGACCGTAGACCCGACAACGCATGATCTGGCGAGACTCTTTTTCTACCCGAGTGTGCCGAAGGACGCCCCCTATGAGCTGAGGGAGCAGGACGGCCCGCTGCTTAGTGTCGACGAGGTGCTGGCTACCTACGGAGACAACGATGCGTGGAGGGACACGACTCTCTGGCCCATCGCAAAGAAGGAGTCCGAGGTTCGTGTTCGGAACGTCCAGAAAGCCGGAGACCCGCTGGAGAAACCCGGCATCGTCGGTCTGTTCTGCCGTACTTATGATGTAGAGGACGCCATTGCCGAGTTCATTCCCGAGGTCTATACTCCGTGTGAGCATAACGGGCGGTACACGTATGCCGGAGGCTCGACTTTCGGCGGCGCTATTGTCTATGACGATGGCCGGTTCCTCTACTCCAACCACGCCACCGACCCCTGCTGTGGCATGAGTGTAAACGCCTTCGACCTCGTGCGTATCCACAAGTTCGGCCAGCTGGATGCCGATGCGGGTGAGCGTACCGCCGTCACCAACCTCCCCAGCTATAAGGAGATGGTCCGCTGGGCCTCGGGGCTGGACGAGGTGGCCAAGCTACAGGTGGCGGAGGGCATCGCCCGCGCCAGCGACGACTTCTCCGACCTGTTGGAGGGCGACGAACCTGCCGACATCCACGACCCGGACTGGGAAACGAAGCTGGCCCGCGACCCCAAGACCGGCGTGGTCAGGGAGACACGGACCAACGCCAAGCTGTACATCCGAAACCTGCCCGAGTTCAAAGACAAGCTGGGTTACAACCCCATGACAGACAGCATCACCGTATGCGGGGACCTGCCTTGGCGGAAACGCCGCCGTGCTGTGCACAAGGCCCGCGCTGGCGTCAAGAAGGTCAGTAAGTTCGACGACATTTTCGGCGATGGTACTGAATGGGAAGGCAACCGGGGCGCGGAGAAGGAGTGGCAGGAGACCGACTGGCCGGACTTCTACGCCCACATGGAGCAGTACGGCTTCGACACCGGGAGGAACAAGGTCAACGGGATGCTCGACGGCGCTTTGCTCTCGGTCGCCTTGGAGCGCACGTACCACCCCATCAAGGACCCGCTGGAGGACTTGGAGTGGGACGGCGTAGAGCGGCTGGACACCATGTTCATCCGATGGCTCGGCGCAGAGGACAACGAGCTCAACCGGGTCATCACGC